ACTCGGCAAACTCCGCATTATCTCCAGCCAGCGTATTGAACAGATTGGCTGCCGCACCGCTGATCGTCGACATCGCCGTCAATGTGGTGTTTAGCTGATATTCGGCCTGCTCTTTGGTAATTCTTGCCGTCTCCAATTTCGCATCCTGAACCGCCATTTCACCATTGAGGACGGCCGTCTGGTATGCAACATCCGAATCATACAGAGATTCTTTCGTTGCTTCGTCCATACTCAGCAATGCCTGGTATTTATCCATAGCGATGCGAAGCTCCTCCTGCGCGATCGCCCGCTGCGCGGAGAGACGTTTCCCATTATCCTCGCTTTTCAGGTCGGAATAGTTCTCGTTCTTGACTTGCGCACGAGCCAGGGCGTCCATCTGGGCATCCATACCGAGGCGGGCCCTGATGCGCGCTTCCTCACGCGCCAACTCCTTGCGCAACGCCTCCTCGCTGTATTTTGCCTCGACGGATATTCGGTCTTTCTGATACTTTTCGTCAAGAGCCAATATCCGTTTGTTCAGCGTCTCTTTCTCTTGAAGGAGCCACGCCGCCTGCTCTCCTTCGGCGGTTTTCAGCAGGATGTCGATCTCGCCGATCCGCTTTTCTGCCGATTTTTTCGCAACCGAGTTTTGCTCAGAAATGCTTTTTAACTCGCTCTCTTTCGTCTTGGTACGCATCTGCTGGACGAGTTGGAAATAATCCTTCTCCGCTTTGAGGGCCGCATCTTTCGCTTCCTTGATGGCTTTGGCGCGGGTTTTGGCGGTTTGGGTTGCTTTTGCATCGGTTTCATTCAGACGTTCTTGCAATTCCCGCAGAGCGGAATTTTCCTGAGCATTTAGCCGTTTTAACCCCGCTTCCATTTCTGCAAGTTTGTTGTTTGTCTCAACTGAATTCTTAGTCGGTTCGGCACTTAATTTCGCGATCTCGAAATCCAACTGGGCGATGTCCTTTTTGATTCTGAACATTTCCCGCGTCTTGTCTATTGCTTCCTGTGCATATTTTGCACGTTCCGCATCCGAGTTTTTCAATTTATCGTTCGATTTCAGTCGCGCATCCGCTATTTCCGCTTCGAGTTCTGCAATCCTTACGACGCCTTCCCTGTATTTGGTGTTTCGTTCTTCCTGTTTAGCGGCTAACTCGTTGAATGTTTTCTGTAATTTATCGGCTTCTTCTCTCTGGCTTGTAAAAAGCCCAGGAGTCTCATAAGGGCCTACCTTCACAAAATCCTTCAGATAGATTTTTAACTTTGTCCAGAAAATCTTAAATTTCGATGTCGTATTGACGATCGATTCGCCCATCCTGTCTATGGTATTGGTGTAGGCTGCATTCCACGCATCGGCTGCGGACATCGCCCTCTGATATTTATAAAACAACTCTTCGTTCTCCTGAATACGGGCATTTACTTCCCGAATGGAAAACGATAGCGCCTGATAGCTGGCATAGATAGCAGCAATAGCAGCTCCGATAGGTGTAGCAATGAATGCCGCCATCTGTTTAACAAGAGACCCAATGGCACCTGCTGCACCCTTAATGACATTCGTAATGCCTCCCGCATTTTGAGCCGTTTGCGCAAGTTGCAGCAAGAAATTGTTTCCAATAGGAAGCGTGTTCTGAATGGCATTCTCATAATTGCCGACATTCGAACGATAATCGCCGATTGCGGCCTCCGCCTCTTTAACGGCGTCGCGCTGCGCTTTGATATGATCTGCTAACGCTTTCCCGCTGGCGCTTTCGCGTTCGGCGGCCGATAACCTTCCATACTGCGCAATAAGGCCGTTCAGATTCGCGCGTAGTTGATTCAAAGACCCGTCAAGCTCTTTTTCGACCTTAATGTTATTTTGAATCTCTTTTTCATACTGTCTTTGTTCATCCGTCAAGGCTTTTGTGGTAGACTTCAATTCTAATTGTGCCTTTTTATAATCGGACAGCGAAATTTGGCCGGTCTCGTACTCTTTTTTGAGGTCGGCCAAAATCTTCTTATTGTCTTCAATAGCTTCGTTGGCTTTTACCCAACCCTGAACGAGTTCCTTATAATTGAAGCGAATATTAATAATCTTATCGATCGAATCTTGTGTAGCCATAATTTTATAGTTTCTTGTTTTTGCGTATCTTTGTTCTCAACCAAATCTCAAATCATCATGGCTGACATCTATGCAATCATCGGAATCGTAATGCTGATATTCGGCATTCTGCAAATCGTTCTTTTCTTCAAACTCTGGGGAATGACGAACGATGTACGGCGACTTACGGAACATTTTCTGAAATCAGATGAAAATGAGAATATAAACCTTCCTTTTAAAGAAAAAGATGGATCCGGCGATCTCATAGTAGGCATCGTGATTACTCTTATCGGTATTTTAATCATCGCTATTCTATTTTTTACAGTTTAATCAATTTGCACTCGCATATACCGTCCTCACCGGTCGTGACGGAGTAGATGGCGAAATAGCATCCGTACACGTCGAGGTAAACACGCCGCGTATAGTCGAGATTGCAGATGTCGGCCACGGTCAGTTTGACGTAGACCGTAATCATGCGGAACTTTTTCAGGATCCGCTGGTAGTCTGCATACCGTTTCGCCACGATACCCTCCGACCCGCCGAAATACATCGTGCGGGGGAACAGGCCGTGCCTGTAACGACCTGCCGGCGAACCGTTCCCGTCTTCAATCGTCGTATTCACATCGGCAAGAATACGGGCAGAAGGAGCAGCGTAATTTACCTTATTTGCTCCGCTGACTGTCTGTTCCTCATAGCAAGGCACAAAAGCGAATGGCCTATCAGGGCGATCCGGATTCCAACCTGTTCTATTGGCCGAAGCCGAGAAATTCAATGATACCAATTCATTCCCCCGCTCGATGTTCTCGTTGTCGATGGAGATGATGCCCTGCGTGTTCAACATCTCGGCGTCCTCGTCGTTGTCGTAGTCGAGCGTGTTGGTCTGGGCATAATCCCCCATCGTGAACTCCGTCCCCTCCGGCCGCCAGATTTCGCCCCGATCGTTCAGAATCACTTTGCGGCTCCAATCCTGAATCGTTGCGTCGAGATGACTGTCGACGATTCGTCTGTCGGTTTGCGTGTTCGGCGTCCGGTCGTCTTCCGAACCAACGGTGCGGTAGTCGTAGTCGATCGTGTCCGTCGAATTATAGAACTGATCGGGCGACATCATGCGGATCGTATTGCTATCCGAACTGTCCGGATAGGCGAAAAGTCCGGCCATTGTCATCAATGCCGACAGGAACTCCGCGTGCGTCATATCCGGCAGGTTCTCGGCAATCGGAAACGGAGAGGGGAATTGGATGTCGTCGAAATGGGGCGTGATGATGAATCGGGCAGCGATCGTTTGCTCCTGTTCGACTGGATAGAGGTATTTTATCTGCCAGTAAACATAATCCGTGTCTTGGACGTCGATTTCCAAATCTTTCACGATATCGGGACCGATTCCAAATGTCGCTAAGCCATTGCTTATTGTACCTCTACGTTCGAAAAGGAGTTTGCGAGTTTGGGACTCGTTGGTAGTGTTAACTCCGTAAAGAGCGATAGATGGTGATACATTTCCGAATTTATTCCCTTTAATTCCGACAGGGTTGTCGTCGTAACTTAAAATGGAAACTGAAATCTTTTCCAAATTTGAAACGTTGAAATTACGATAACGAGACCCCGTGTCACTCCCTGTTCCCGTATCAATTTCAATATCCCACAACCCCCGTTTGTCGGCCGTGATATTCTCCTGCTTGAATTCGATATTATTGATGTATTGTAACGTGCTATATAAATATCCGGAACTTGCCTCGAACCGATCCGAATACCAACTGTCGGGCCCCGAGTTTTTCGACACGAGCGGAACGATCATCGGATGTTTGTCGCTGGTTTGGCTCAAACGGGTTATATTCTCTATCGTGATACCGTGATATTTCTGTATGGCATCCAAGATCGCGGATACTTGTACGGACGGATGCGAATAATTGATATTACGCCCTGCCCCGAAATCAATCTGGATAAATCCTGCCAATGCTGTATCGGAGGGCAATGCCCACGGCACCTCTTCGTTCCACTCGACATAATCCGCTCCTGCCACCTCGATGATCTGCTCGCGCAGATCGCGCAGCGAAGCGTCGAACAACGGCTGGAAGTTGTCGATGTTGCCCCACACGAGTGTGATGTTGATCGTGTCGGTTACGTCCGTAACCATCGCATACCCCCGCGTGAAGACCGGAAAGCCGCCGAGGTAGTACGCTGCCGAATGCTTCCCGTATACCGCCGAATCGTCCAAGATGTCGATGCGGTCGATCAGACCGAAGGCCTTGCGGTTGCGGGGCGTCAGCGGCAGATTGATCTCCGCGCTGCGGTTGCTCTGGATCACGTCGAGATCGTTGAAGACCGGCGACTGGAAGATCAGCGACGGAGTATCTTCCAGATCGCACAACTGACCGTTTATGTAGAGTTCCTTCGTCATAGCGTCAAGTGCTTTATCGAAAGTTCTACCACGCAGTCCTGCATGCAGGCATTCGTCCGCGAGATGTCGCCGTCTTCGACATAGGCGTCGATCCACACCTTCCGCCGGGCGTCGTACAGCTGCACCTCCCGTCCGGAGAGAATCGATGCGCACAGGTCGAACAGTTCACGGTCGACCAGTCCGCTATGGAGCGTATGGGTCGTGGTCGCCGTGATCGTGCGGTGGCGTTCGGGTGTCAGTTTCTCGGAGAGCGTTTCGAAGGTCTCGTCTTCGGATACGTCGTCGACGCGCTCGGTCGGATGCCAGAGAAAGTAACGCATCAATCCCGTTGCATCGCGCCAGCGCACGAACGATCCGCTGTCGCAAGGATTCACCACGACCGTCAGACGCGCGCTCTTCACGGCGCCGGTCGTGCCGCCCGTCGAGACGATCAACTGCCGCTCGCCGCCTCCGAATTCGCGGAAGAAGGTCATCGGAAGGGAGAACACGGGATCGACACGCGAATAGACCTCCCGCCGGCCGCTGTCGGCATCGGTGAAAGCGAAGTCCTGCATGGCGCCCGTATAGGAGTTGACGAGGATCTGCTCGCTGTAATCGAACGCCGGAAAGACCACGATCTTCGACGGCTGGGGCCAGCTGATCGGGGTATCGGCCTGCGCATTGTTCGTCATCGCGCGCGCCGACGCCCCTTTGAGCAGATAGAGCGGCGACGAGGCAATCGCCTGCCCGTCTACTTCGAGGCTGATCGTCGTTTGCGCATTCCCGTCCTGTGCGATGATTTCGAACAGATCGTCCATCGGGAATACGGCCGAACCGTTGATGATCGAACGCACCAACGTATAGCCGCCGACTTTGACAACGGCCGCATTGTATGTCGGCGCTTCGCTGACTCCGACCGTATTGTAGTTTCTCGCCAGCGAAATGGCGGGTGTTAATCTATATTTAGGCATAATCACTGATTGTTTCATTCAACATCGTAAACACGCTGCGGTCGAGCTGCTCGGAGAGTTGCCGGTCGATGTCGTCCACGGCCGGCTGCAACAGGTCGAACAGGATCTCCGTACCGCCGCCCTCGCGGTAGAGCACCGTGCCCTTGCTCCATACGTTCGCCGCCACGGCGTAGGCGTCGATCTCCTCGATGCCGTAGAGCCCCTCTTTGGCCTGCGCCCATCGTTCGATCGCAAGGAGAAAAGCATCGAAGGAGGCGTATTGCGCCTGCACATCGCCCGCAGAACGTCCCCCGTCGACGCCGGCGATCCCCTGCCGGCCGACGAACGCCGCTTCGAAACCGTCGTCGTTCTGTTCGACCTGCGTTTGGAGCGATGCCGCCGTCGCGCCCGTGGCCCATTCCGGCACGCCGAGGCTGTTGACCCGCTTTCCGCTGCTGCCCGTCTTCGTTTGCAGATTCGCCACGACCTGCGTGCGCAGCGTATCGAACCGCGCTTCGCACACCTCGATGAATCGCTGCGGATCGAAATAGCGCAGTATCTTGTCGATCCTATCCATTGTTGCAGGTCGAATAGGTCATCGTCGCCTCGCATTCGACTCCGCAGACCAGCTGATCGAATCGGGCGGCGAACGGGGTGATCTTCGTGACCTGCACCTCGACTCCCCGATCCCGCAATGCCTCGAAAAACTCCGCCGAGCGGTCGATCATCTCCTCGACGATCGGCATGACCTGCGTCGCGGTATCGGGTTCCGCTTCGCCGAGGTCGCCGCAGAAGAGGAACTTCGAGGCGCGCTTGTAGACGCCATCGAGATCCGTCGGCGTGATCGTCTCGAAGAATTGCCGCACGACGACCGGATACTCCGTGATCGTTCCCAGGATGTAGTTCGTCTCTTTAAGGCGGGCATAGATATACGAACCGAAGCCGCACGCCCCGGCGGCCTTGTCGATATGGTCGTTCAGCGAGTTTATCTTCACTCCCACGATACGGCGGGCCGGCGGCGTCTGCCCGACGACCCTGTACTCGTATTCCTTGTTGTCGGTCATCTTCTTTTGATTTTAGAGGTTTGTATCCTGCTGAGATTGCGCTGCTCGATCACGTCGTTCGTCGTCGACTCGAAGGCTTCGTAGACGACGCTCCACTCCATGCCGTAGACCGACGCGGGCGATACGGCGCCGTTCATGATCTGCACGTACTTGCGCACCACGGCGGCGATGCCTCGGTCGGGGCGGTCGATCTGCGCCTGCCGCTCCTCGTCGGTCGGTTCGATTTTCAGATCGGCGAATCTCTTCGAGATGGCCGCGAGCGTGTCCATGCAGTGCAGAAAGTAGCGGTACGCACGGATGAACCGCAAATCCGCGACCTTCTCTTTCGGGATGCCGAGCATTTGCGACAACACGTTGACGAAGTAATCGGTGGAGCGGTTCGTCGCGTTCAGCACCGCCAGATCGCGCATCGTCATGTGTTTCGGATCGCGGGCCGCAATACGCCTGTCCGGCAGCCACCGCCGATGCAGTACGCAGCATTCCGGTTCCGCCCGTCTCCTGATCTCTTCTGCAAACCTACGGCTTTCGAGGTTGAACAATGCCGCCCTGCCGATGATGATGTCCCGAACGGTGTCGGTCGATTTGACGATCATAATCCGAATAAGTTTGCGGGTTCGAAAATTGCCGAACAATAGTCCGGCACGGCCCCCAGTTCGACGAGCTTCGGCCGCAGGACGCAGCATTGGCGCACCATATCGTTCCAAACCTCTATGGCACGGATGCGCGGACTCGCTTCGTCCGAATATTCCCCACGCTGCACCTTCTCGCCGGCCGGTGTGCCGACCGTAGTATGCGTGCGCAGCCAGTAGAAATAGACATAGTTCGCAATGGGCGAGGTCTTGACCGCTTCGTTTCTGAGCAGCGCAACGATCTGCGGATTCTCCTCCGCCGTCTCTGCCAGTGCCTCACCCAACAGATTGCGGAGGAATCTCGGCTCGTAAATGGCGATGTAGGAGTTCGCCGAATCGATGAGTGCCTGAGCGAGCGCCGTCGGCTTGTCGTCCTTCCGATTGGCGATGCCGGAGATGTAGATCGGATCCTTTTCGAAATAGGTATTGTCGATAATCATGGAAAATGTATTTAGCGGGCGCAGGGGCGATCAAACCCCTGCGTCCTGAAATTACTTCACCGTTTCTCGGTGGCGCGGCCCAACTTGATGAGCGTCTTGGCATGTACGGGATGCACCTTATAGGCTTTGCCCTTCTCCAGCGTATTGCCGGGGCCGCCGGTTCCGTAGACCGTCACGCGATCGTTGAAGTCCACATTGGTCTTTTCTTCTTTCGTTGCCATATTCTTTTTCGTTTAACGTGTTTGACTTAGGCTGCCACCTTCGAAGACTCGGCAGCCGGTTTCTGCAAGGCGGCGATAATGGTCGCAAACGCGCCTTTGACGAACGCCCCCTGATCGATCGATGCGAAGTACGAGTGCAGACGCTCCTCGCAGATGACCGTGAAGAGATTCTTCTGGAAGTCGTCGTCGACCCACCCGAATTCGACGCGAATGCCTTTGTACGGGCGAACGTTCCATTTGCTCGTATCGGCAACGAGGAAATCGCCGGCCTTGACGTAGGTCGATTCCACGATCTCCACCCCGCGGATGAGCCGGAACAGCTCGTCCGAGATGTAGTGACCCGTCGAATCCTTCGTCAGGTCGATGGAGGCCCGATCCGAAGGGTTGAGCATCACCACGTCGGGATAGAAGTTCAGGTTCCGCATCTGGAGGATCGCTGCGCGGATCGCATCGGCCTTGTTCGCCATTTCGACCGTCCCGTCGAGCGCGGTGGCCGTATAGGTGGCAGCAGCCGTAAAGATGCCTTTGAGATTCACGCCCGTGCCGTCACCGGTGAGCAGCTGTTTCGTGCGTTCCTGAACGAGCGACGTGCGCAGCATGTTGTCGATCTCCGACTGCATATAGTCGAAATCGTCGCGCATCTCGTAGGAGATTTTGGCCGATACGGCCACTTTCTTCGCCGTCGACGTCTCAGGGACATACGACCAGTCCATAGCGGGCTTCAAGACCCCCTCGGCGATGAATGCAGGAGCGCCGTTGCCGGGCTTGCGATCCACCCACGTGATATTGGGCGAGTTGGTCGAGCCCTTGAACAACCGTTCTACGACGCGCGTGTCTTCGCTCGGCGCGTAATGAATCGTGCGGTCTACTTCGGTGTTGAGCGCTGCAACCGCCGCGGTATTGGCCGCCACGGTGATCGTCGTAGCCGCCGCTTTGATCTCCAGTTCGAGCGCCGTATTGCGTTTCTCCGCGAAAGCGCGTTTCGCCTCGTCGCTCGAAAGGAACGCCTTGATCTGCTCGCGGATCGTGCGGCCCTTTCCGGCGCTACCGCTCATCGAACGGCGGATCTCGCTCCCCTGCTCCTTGAGAGCCTTCTCGATCTCCTCGATCTTCTCGGCCGACACGCCCAGTTTCCCGAGCGACGATTTTACCGACTCGACGATCTCTTCCTCCGATTTGATCCCCTCGGCCAGCATTTCGAGCTGGTCGTTGATGTGCTTGCCGAGCAATTCCATGCCCTTGCGATCCACATCCGAGAACTCCCCGCTGTCGGGCAGTTCGAATTTCTTGAATTTGAATGCCATGTTTTTCAGTTTTTGATTTGACCTAATTTTTCGAATACCGAACTGCGTGAAGTGAGTGGCGCGGGGGCCGGCTCGGCTTTGAACATCGACAGTATTCTGCTGTGTACTTTTTCGTATTCATCGGGCGCGGTCTCCCGTAATGCCTTGACATATCGTTCCATGTCGTCCAAGGCTTTCATGTCGCCGATATACTCCGTGTGCTCGTTGGCGCCGAAGGTGACGACCGAAATCTCGTGCAGAATAATCTCCTTCACGATCAGGCAGTCGAGGTCGGGATCGTAATCGCATTTGTCCCATACATACCGATAGCCTATCGAGAACTGGTTGAGCACCCCTTCGTGCATCTGCACCCATGCGCGGCGAGCGTCCGGCACGGCATCGAAATCCGAGAGCTGCACCGTGGCGTATCCGCCGTCGTCCTTCTCCTCGATCGACAGGATGCGGCCGATCGGGTTCTTCGTCTCGTGCTGCCACAGGAATTGTATCTTCCGGTTCGTCGCAGACGCCGGCCCGCGCTCCTGAATACTCTTGCTGATGCAGCCCTTCATCAGCATGTCGCCGTCCGAATCGACCGTTCCGAACGAACAGAACTTCACGAGGATGATGTGTTTCTCCTCGTCCACGACATCGGCCTTCAATATCGGCGCTTGCTTGAAAGCCCCGCCGCGGCTCATGACTTTTTTATACAGTAGTTTGTTCATTATTCCAGAATGTTTGAAATGATGTTTTTCCCCTGTTGCTCGGTAATGAGACCGGAGGCGATCGCGTTGCTGGCAGCCGTCACGGCCGCCGTCAGCGAGTCGGCATACAGCCGCTTCGCTTCCTGGAAGATCGACAGGTGATCGAAATAGGGAACGATGCGGAATCCGTCGAACCCGTGCGCCGCGTTCAATACCTCCGATATTTGCTCTGCATCCGGTTTGATCGCATCGTTGTACAATTTGACCTCGGCCGCCGTAAGATTCGCATAGGTCGTACCTTCGGTGTCGATCAGTACATACGGCACTTGATAGGCATCGGCGATCTCCTTCTTGGCATTGCGCTGCACCTCCGTGAGATTCATGTCCTTCATGTTGGCCGAAATCTGCACGAAAGCAGCCTTCAATCCGGTCACGATGTACTTATATTGGCCCTTCATCACGCCGTATCGCCGCAGGGCCGCTTGTGCCTGCTCCCGATCCTCCTTGTTCTCCGGCAACACGGATGTCCGGAAATCCTCGCTATTCAACGAGATGATACCCAATGCCCCTCTGTTGATGATGAGTTCGTTCTGCGCCTCGAATGACGACACGAAAGGATTGACGGCGTTCTGCAAGGCTGACAGACGCGACTGCGATGCTCCGAAGATATTCGGATTATAGACCGAATCCCGCACGACGAACATTTGATCCCGATCGACACGAATTTGATAATCGTTGATCGAAACCATATAATAATCGATCTGCGGATCGGGCCGGAAACCGGTGAATTCGGAGGTCGTCACCTCCTGAACAAGCGGATTCGGAATCACGTAGAGTTCGTAGGCCGTGGGCACACCGACCGGCTCCCAGCGAAGAATATAGGCTTTTCCGTAAATATCCTTGAAGGCTTCGATCATCGCCGTGAAATCCTCGATCGTTTGAAAGTCATTCGGATGCTTCCACCTGTTCAGTTCCTCCGTGCGACCTGCGACCTGGCGAGCGTCATCCGACGGATCGACAGCCCACCAGCGGGCGTTGCGAATTGCCGCGGATTTCTTGGTCACGACCGAAAACAACGCGCTGCACCGTGCGTAAGAGATAGTCTGTCCGGCAACGGTGTCGCAGTTGATCGTACTACCGCTGCCC